TCAATACCAAAATAAGGAGACTTGTACACCCAAGTCATGTGCTGTTTAGGATTTTTGCTGCTCAATAACGTAAGAGCAAATCCAGTTAATGATTGGTCAATTCCTACATAAACAGGAACTGATTTTGATAACTTGCCATCAATCAGTTTTGTTGGCACGGCGTTCTCTTTCGGTAATGACCATGTCTACAGTGCCAAGATAACCAGCGCCGTCGACTAAGTTATCCCTCTTGTGCTGATACACCTCTCGTGCAATTTTTACCCACGCCATAGCAAGTCCTACTTGCTCTTCTGTAATGTCAATTCCAAAAATTACTTCCCATCCCTTTTTAATTCTGTTGAAATTATCTAAGGGATGGTCGTAAGTTCTATTCCTATCACCGTTTATTAATGAGTGTGCTTCAGGAAGTATTGGATTATGGGAGTCCAATGTATTTACCCGTTCTTTCTGCGCTAGTTGCTGTGGTTGCAGAACTTACCAGAAAGTTATAAGTATCACTGTATGTAGTCTTTGAGTTTAAAACCCACCATGCTGCTAATGCTGCAGTAGCGTTAGAAGTTCCGACTGTAAATTTAGTTGTTCCGTTACCTTGAGTAACATACCAACGTCCATTTGTATAAAGAATAGGGTTTCCATTGCTGTAACGAGCAATTGTTGGGGCGCAAGTTTTGCAGTACGCAATTCCACTTACACCTGGGTCAGGATTATCTGTTGCTCCAACAGAAATTACATCTGATAAACAAGCAATAGAAAACATGTTGGTCTTATTTCCGTCATTTCCCGCTGCTGCAATAACGGGAACATTGTTTGACTTCAGAGAAGCGACTACTTCTGCAGTTCCAGCAGGGACAGAACAAGAAGAAAATACTTTTCCTTGAGAAACACTGACAGCAACAATATTGTATTTTTCTCTATTTATTAAAACCCAGTCAAGCGCTAACTTAACTGCAGCATTTGAGTAAAGACCAAGAGTTCCAGAACTATTTGTAGTAACAATTTTTATAGGTATCAGCCCAATGTTTGGATTGACTTTATTGATAACTGAAAGCATCTGTGTACCGTGGTCTAACGTTTTGTTGTTTGGCACTCCTGTATCTGCTGCTCCCTTGCCCTCCATAAATGGTTTTTTATTTGGGCAGGTAAACATTTCTACAATACAAACTTCGGTGACAATGTTGTTAAACAACGATGTGTTAGCACCAACATCTACCACTGCAATTGTTTGAACTGGTGCAGCATGTACTGGGTAAACAGACGCTCCCAATAATGCCAGTAATAATAAAAACCTCTTCATACGTATTCCCTCCTCGGCCCTCCAGCCGTTCTACGAGTTATTTCTCTTGATACTAAAGTGATGTCTCTTTCTTGGTTGTTGAGCATCATCTCTAGAATCTTTCGACGAGCATACTTCTCTTCGAAATCATCTTCCAACTTTACCACGTCATCATCTATGGCTATTTGAGCCTTGATGAGTGTGACCTTGTCTCCTTTTGCTAATTTGTTCATCATCTCAACTGTGAGTTTGCTCACTTTAAAGTCAAGCGCTCTTTGCGCAGCACGTTCTGCAAGTTGTGCTTGAGCAAGTTGTGATGCTGTGTAGTCTGCCCAACCAGTTAACACAGTAAACATTTCAGCCAACTGTTCGCTGCTTAAAGAAGTTATATCTGGAGGCAATGGCGTCATTTCAAAAGAAGGTTTAGCCACTTCCAAAGCCTTTTGGACTAAGGAATCAAGTTGCATTGCTTACACCCTTCTGGAGAAATGTTGCAGTCAGGCATATTACCTTCTTCTACAGACTTAACTAGTTTCTCAGCCATAAAGAAGATTCTACTTACAATTTCGTAATCAGCCTTTACGGTAAATTCTTTATAGTCCTGGTCTGCTTTAAGTTCGTATAAAAAGACAATCTCATTTGGAGCGTTTTCTCCATATACACGTTTGGCTAATTCAAGATACATCTGTCCCTGAAGAAGATGACTTCTAAATGGACGGCGAATGTTCTTCCAAGCCTTTGCGACATCTCCTTCAGCATCATAAAGAAGTTCTGGGGCTTCGTATCGCAAAGTTCCAGCGCCTATGGACTTAATTTCAATTAGGCAATCTTCTCCTAATCCTTTTATCCAACCATCTGTATGGCCCGATATTCGCAGGGTGTTGTCGTGCAACGACACTTCTCGGTACTCAAGAAGGGTTGAGTTACATTCCATACAGTTTCCAGGAGAAGTACCTGTAACAAAGTTTCGGCAATTTATACACTGATACTTGCCGTAAAGAACTCCCATATCTTGGAATCTCTTTTGCCATTTAGCATGGATGGCATGACCCTCGTCAAAGATATTTTGAAGTCTTAAAGAAGGTTTCTCTGTCTTTGGTTCTCCACCATTTAACAAGTAGTACGAATACTTGTGACACCAATCAGCCTTAATAATTTCTGAAGGGTGCAAAACAGTGGTACTACGGTTAGACCTAGGTTGCTTTAGCAGGTGACGTTCAACTTCACCAATCAAGCGTGTAGGAACCTTCTTTGAGTCAAGGTACTTCTGTAAATCTGTTGCCACTTTTATTTTTCCTTAATGAAGATGTATTCCTTTAGGGATATCTTCGTCTTTTTACTGGTTTTTTTCCACTTACGCACTAGGGCGTTTCGTTCTCTGTGACTTAAACCACCCCATATGCCATGCGGTTCGTCACGTGAGATGGCATCCCACAAACATTCGCTACGCACTGGGCAATGATTCTTTTTATTTTCGCCAAAACAATATTGCTTTGCTTTAGCGGCAATAACTTTATATTGCTCTTTGTCACGAGGGGGATAGAAGATATCTTCTTCATCTCTTGACTTTGGGGCAGCGCCACGGCAACGTGCGTGACTCCACCACGGCTCTTCATCTTCATACATAGTTTAGGCATTCCTTAATTTCTCCCTCATCTCGATGAAATCGTGTTCAGTGAGAATCACGTAATCCTCACCGTCAAGATGGATTCCCAATACTGGGGTTCTTCCATCAAGGATTGCCTCTCTCATTATTTTCTTTAGTACATCAGACTTGATAGTGGTCTGCTTCTTGCCTGTGTACTTATGCTCAATCAGAAGGTCGTCTGACCGAACATCGCCTTTCCTCGACCAATAGGCTCCCGAAGCAGCGGTTCTCTTACCACCAATACGTTTGGCGATTCGGTCTTCGTGCTTACGAGATTTCTTTTGGCCTTCGCTTTTCACTCTTCGTCAACGCCCAATCCAATAGTTCGGCTCTCTAGTACCTTCTTTTGGATGTCCTCTTTGAGGTCTATTTCCTCTCTGAGGCTAGCGATAACGCTCTCTATGCCTTGCCATTTTCTCTCGCCATAATAGAACCATCCGCCTCTACGCTCGATGAAGTTCATGATTACAGCAAGGCTGGCTATCTCCTTTGCGAAGTCGTACTCACCTGGTAGGCACTCTCCGCCTTCTGCAAAGTAGAAATCGAAATATGCAACACGCTGTGGTGGTGCAGTTTTGTTCTTAAGTGTTCGTACCTTGATGCGCTGACCGATTCGAACTTTATTGTTACCTGAACCTGTCTCAATCCATTCGTCACGACGAATTTCGCAACGTGTGAAAAATGCGTAGTTCTTTCCTTCACCGCCTGGAGTTGTTCTTGGGTCTCCATGCATTACTCCTATTTTCATACGATATTGATTGATGATGAGTCCTAGAACTGGACGTTCATCCTCAATAAGACTTCTCTTCATAGCAGTTCCTACTACACGGAAGAACTTGTTTGTAAGCAGTGCTCCTCTACCAACTGTCATTTCATCCATATTCTTTTCCAACTCAGGAGAAGGAGAAAGGGCTGGAAGTGAATCAATAACTATGGCATCTACAGACTTTGACTCAGCAAAGGCTATGACAGCGTCATAAGCCTCTTCCATAACAGATGTCTCAATAACAATAACTCTGTCAGTGTCTACACCGCATAATTTGGCGTATTCAGGAACCCAGGCTTCTGCAGCAACCCATACAGTTGTAAAGTTTGA